TGCAGTTGCTATCCATGAGCAAAACCAAGGGAACGGTCACCTACGAGGTGGGTTTGTTTACGGACAATGTGTCCCTGTTCAAAGCGATAGAAGGCAATATGCTCGTCAACACGGCGGGCGTTACAGGAATGAATCACACGCCAACGAGCGGCCATGTGTCGGGTACTTGGACGGCATCTGGTGCGTTGAGTAGCGGGTATGTTTACGGGGTAGTGGATGCGGTCGGATTTAGCGACTTGACCCAAGGGAACCTGGTTGCAGGGTGGTGGCAGTTGGGGCCAAGCCTGTATGTCAAAAAGATGGTGGACCTCATTTTTACCGAGGCAGGGTTCCGCTATTCGTCAAGTTTCTTCAACTCGTCCCTATTCAACAAGTTGGTCATCCCCTACGCAGCGGGGACCATGCCCGTCAACCTTTCGGGGTCCAACATATTTGCTCAAACAACGGGGAGCATCAACGCCTTTGGAACCACATTTGGAAAGATGGTGTTTCAAAATGACTCAGTTAATCCTTATTACGACAACCCAGGATATTGGGTCGCATCGTCCAGCACCTTCGTGGCTCCAGTACTCCCAACCCGTTGGAATCTCAAGTTTGGATTCAAGAATGTGACGACAAACTTGGGATTAAATGCCGAGGGAACACTTCGTCTTTTTGACATTGATACGAGCGGAACGGTAGCCTCGCAGAACATCACAATGGCGGTAAGCGGTGATTCGTCGGCAGTTTTTGAGAATGTGCAGTTGTTCGCAAATCAGCGTGTCATCGTGCAATACAAAGAGAACCGAAACGCTTTGACAACAATACCATCGGGGTCAACAGTTCAATGGACTTGCCTTGAAAATCCAAGTAGCATTGGCGTGCTGGATATGCGGACCGCTCTGCCCGCCGATGTCAAGCAGTCGGACCTCCTGCAAGATTTGCAGAAGATGTTCAACCTCCAATTCATGCCTGACCCGCAAGACCCAAAGTTGATTTATATTGAACCTTGGAAGGACTTCTACACTTCGGGCGTGGTGGACTGGACGCAGAAATCTGACGAGAATGCCGAGCAGGTGCTGACCAACGGCGACCCCAACGCCTACACCAACATCGTCTTCAAATACAAGGACATGGGGGACTATTTATCCAAAACCTATAAGCAGTCCTACCCCTTGGCCCGTGAGGGCTATGGCGGGCGAATCTTCAACACTTCCAACTTTTACGGCAAGGGGGACAAGGTGGTTGAAACCCTGTGCGGGACACTTATCCCCGCATCGTTCGCCTCGGATAAGATTCTTGGCCGTACTTGGGATTTGGAAGGCACACGGTTGAGTGGAACCATCAAGCCCCTGCAAACAGGCTATCGTTTGGCGCAGTACAATCTCATTACGGGTCAAACGCCTTGGCTCTATTGGTACGGGATTGATGGCGATGGTTTTGCTACAACCGTCTCTCAAAGCAACCTCCCCTTCGTGTCCCACATTGACAACCCCTACTCCCCGAATGTGGACTTGACCTTCGGGCAGCCAAGGTTGGTCTATTACAACGCCGTGAACTCAAGCGGGTCGCCGTTTGCCTACACCAACAACAACCTATACAACACCTACTGGCTGAACTACATCAACGAAACCGTCAGTCAGGAAGCCTTGCAGTTGGAACTCACGATGATGCTATCAAGCGTGGACATCTATCAACTTGACTTCCGCAAGCCCATCTATTACGGCGGCATTCGTTGGCGGTTGCTGGAGATTCGGGACTATTTGGTTGGGCAGATGAAGCCGTGCCGTGTAACGCTCCGACGCATCCTCAACCTTGCTGACTTTGCTGCAACCACGACGACCCCGATTGCAAGCGACCCCGAATTTTTGTTTAACGGTCCGATTGACCCCGACCCTGTGGACCCAGGCTACGAACCCCCCGTAAACCCCGAACTCCCTTCTGAAGGCTAAGATATGGCAGATGTAACTAAAGAAATCGTCCTTGAAGTAGGACTCAAGGATTCGACCGCCGCTGGCACGACCAGCGCAAAGACCCGCCTGCGGGAACTCCAAAAGGCGTTGATTGATATGTCCCTTGCAGGACAAGAAGGGACCAAAGCGTTCCGTGACATGGAAGCCGAAGCGGAAAAACTGAAAGACCAAATCGGGGACACGCAGCAGCAAATCAAGAACCTCGCCTCGGACACCCGAACCATTAACACCTTCGTCGGGGCTATTAAAGGCATCACGGCAGGATTCCAAATCGCCCAAGGTGCAGCGGTACTATTCGGAGCGGAGGAAGAAGAACTGCAGAAGTCTTTGGTTAAAGTCCAGGCGGCTATGGCCATCGCCAACGGGGTGCAACAGGTAGCCAACCTGCTGAACAAGGATAGTATTCTAATCACCCAAGGCCAAGCAGCGGCGCAAGCCTTGTATGCGACCGCCGTGGGTGCGAGTACAGGAGCGATGAAGGCATTCCGCATCGCCCTCCTTGCCACGGGTATTGGTGCAGCAGTTGCGGCGGTTGGTCTGCTTGTGGCGAAATGGGATGAACTCACCGCAGCGGTCCGTCGGTTCTTGAACTTACCCGACCCGAAGCAACGAGCAGCGGAGCAGGCACAGGCATTGAAGGACCAAGAGGTGCAGTTGGAGAAATACCGCAGCGCATACGAGGCCCACACCGACGGCCTCATCGCTGCTGATGCCAAACGCAAAGCCGCCCGTGACAAAGCCATTGCAGACCGCATCGCAGAGAACGAACGCCTCGCCATCCTTGCTGCTGCTGAACTCCAAGCGGAGGCCGATTCGGTCGCCTACGAGAAAGCGTTGTTGGACCAGCAGACCGCTGACTTCAACGCCTTTGCAGAAGCATACTTTGCCGAAAGCGATGCAATTCTTGAACACGACCGCAAGAACGCCGAAGAACGCAAAGCCATTGAGAAAGCGGTTGCCGATTACAAGGAGCAGGTCGTCTTTGATTCCGTTGCAGCCATCGGGCAGACGCTCTCCGCATTTGCAGGGGAAAACAAAGGCTTGGCCATTGCGGCGTTGGCTATTGAGAAAGGTTCGGCTATCGCCAATGTCATCATAAACCTTCAAAAAGAAATGTCGGCCAATGCGGCAATGGCTTTTGCTAACCCTGCGAACGCTTTGACTGGCGGTGCAGTAGGTATCGCACAAACCAAGGCCCTCAACACGATGGCCAAGATTCGTGCGGGCTTGCGGATTGCATCTATCACGGCGGCGGGCATTGCAGCAGGCAAGGCTATCACAAGCGGCGGGGAAGGAGGCGGTGCGCCTTCACCTGGTGGACCGATGCCTTCGGGTGCGGGGGGCGGTGCTGCTCCCCCAATTTTCAGCAATCCCAACACGACCGACCTATCCTCCTTTGGGAACGGCCAAGGCCAAGGGATGCAACCCATGCGGGCCTATGTCGTGGAGCGGGACATCCAGCAGACGACTAGCAGGGTGCGCCGCTTGTCCGAATTTGCAACATTAGGCTAACCGCTACACTTGCCTACATGGAACTACCCGTATATCGGATGACCGTGGACGAAGTGGACGAAGGCGTGCAATTCGTGGCCCTCGTTGATATGCCTGCCATTGAGAAACCCTTCCAAGCCTTCGCCAAGACCCCGCAGCGATTCGCCGAAACGGGGGAACGCAGGGTGCTGACGGGACCGCTCATGCTTGCCGATACTCCCATATATCGCAAGGACGACACCTACGGGGAGTACTATGTCGTATTCGACAAGGCTACCATCCGCAAAATCGTGCAGAAGTACTTCAAGCAAGGGAACCAGCACAATGTGAACGCCTATCACAACGCCGAACTGGATGGGGTGTTCATGTTTGAATCCTACATCACCGACACCGAGCGGGGCGTACTTGCACCCAAAGGCTACGAGGACACCCCCGACGGCTCTTGGTTCGGCTCCTTCAAAGTGGAGAACGACGAAGTGTGGGAGAATCGCCATGCCTTCAAGGGTTTCTCGGTGGAGGGCTTGTTCGGGATGAAGAACACTGGCACGGAATTAGAGGTCGCACTTGCGGGCCTCGCAGACGATTTGACGAACTTTTTGCAACATATCCAACCTCAATACAAATCCCAATAACATGAACCTAAAATCAGCCATTGACACCCTCCGCACCGAGTTGCGGAAGTTCACAACCCAAAAGCAAGCCTTCGCCGACTACAAGTTGGTGGACGGAACCGTTGTCCGTGTGGACGGCGACCTCGTTGCAGGAACCGCCGTGTATGTGATAACCGAAGATGAAACCCTGCCCGCTCCCGATGGTGAGCATCAAGTGGAAGGCGTTGGTGTCATCAAAACCGAAGGTGGCAAAATCACCGAAGTTATTGTAGCCGAAGCCCCATCACCTGCCGAAGAAGTGGCCGTTGCCGCTGAAATCACCCCCGAAGTTGCGGGCGAAGTGGTCAGCGAAATCGCAGAAGGCTATCCGATGGTGGACCCGTTGATGGTTGAAGAAATCGTCAAGAAGCACTTGGTCAGCATCATGGAGGAATTGAAGGCCGCCTACACCGAGATGGGTAAGATGAAGGACAAGATGGCTGCCTTTGCCTCGCAGATGGAAACCATGACCGACATCGTTGAAAAGGTCGCAGAACTCCCGACCGAAGCCCCCAAGCCAACCGCCTCTGCTATCGTGGAGCAACGCAAAGCCTCTGCCCAGCAGAACTTTAATAACCTCGCCCAAGCAATCCAAACTCTTAAAAAATCCAAATAAACTTTAACCCCCAAAACAAAAAGCCATGTCATTTTCTCTTGGAACTCTACTTGCGTACACCGACCAACAACGGTTGCCGCTCATCACCAAGGCCGTATTCTCGGCCCGTACCGCCGCCCTGTTCACGAAGCAGGTGGGTATTAAATCAGCCGCTGCCCTCAATTTGATGGACACGGATGCCGCCCTTGCTGCGGGTACTGCCTGCGGATGGACCGCATCAGGAACCACAACTTTCTCGCAAAGGAATATCACCGTTGCGCCCATGAAAGTTCAAGAGGCTCTTTGCCCTCGCTCGCTGGAACAATACTGGATGCAGTCCCAGTTGACCCAAGGTTCTACATACGACGGTGTTCCTTTTGAGCAGGCATTCGCCGAGCAGAAAGCCCTGCGCATCGCCGAAGCGTTGGAGAACGCAATCTGGTCTGGTTCCACCTTGGTAACTGGTTTGTTGACAATCTTGAACGCTGCATCGGGTTCAACCGTATCGGGTAACACCGCTGCGATTTCGGGTTCAATCACCACAAGCAACGCCATCCAAATCTTTGACAACATCTACACTCGCATTCCGCAGGCCATCTTGACCCGCAATGACTTGGTCATATTCTGCGGCTGGGACACTTTCCGCACCTTGATTGGAGCGTTGAAGTCCACCTCCAGCGTGCTTTACAACCAAGTTGATTTGCAGGGCCTTGCCGATGGTGACATCTTCTACCCTGGTACCAATGTCCGTGTCGTTGCAGTCCCAGGCTTGCTTGGTTACAACCGCATGGTTTGTTCTTACCTCGGTAACTTCTTCTACGGAACCGACTTGCTCTCGGACGAGGAAAACTTCTCCCTGTGGTACTCGCAGGACAACGATGAAGTCCGCTTCCAAGCCGCCTTCAAAGTTGGTGTCCAAGTCGCTTACCCCGACCTCATCGTTGACTGGAAATTGGCCTAAGTGTAAGGGGGGTGGGTAACTGCCCCCCGTTATTTTGTTCGCAACCCTAAAATAAAATATACACTATGTCTTGTTCCTTAACTACGGGCTACGCCCTCGGATGCCGCAACTCGGTTGGCGGTATCAAAACTATTTTTGTCCAAACCTTGAACGCTACGGGTTCCGTGAATACGAACGGTAGCGGCTTGGTAACTGGTTTCACGCCTACCTCGGTGTCGGGTTCTTGGTTTGAATACGACCTCACAAAGGCGACTTCCAGCATGACCGAAACCTTGAACGCAAGCACCGAGAACGGCACTTTGTTCTACACCCCCGAAGTGACCTTCACCATCAACAAGTTGCAGACCTCCGTCCGCAATGAGTTGCGCCTCTTGGCTCGGAATCGCCTCTTGGTCATCGTCCTTGACAACAACGGACGCTACTGGTTGCTTGGTGCTGCGAATGGCTTGGAAGCATCCGCTGGAACCGCTGGAACGGGGACTGCATTCGGTGACCGTTCGGGCTACGAGATGACGCTGACGGGCATGGAACCCGACCCGATGCTGAACATCGCAGCCGCAACTTTCTCCGCTTCCACGACCCAAATCAGCGGTTCGTAAAGTATCTTTGACCTGCGGGTTCTCATACTCCCGCATGGTTTAGTGGTTAGGGCCATCTCTCACGGGGTGGCCCTTTTTTTTGTACCTTTGGGTATGAGAATTTGTATCGTTTACAACGCCCATCCAACGGGCTGCTCGTTCTATCGGTTGGAAATGCCGAACGCCTACCTTGGCGACAACTACACGGAGTTCGATTATGTGTGCGTGGACAATATCGCCAATGTCAAAGATGAGGACCTAAAGACCGTTGATGTGTGGCTATTTAATCGTCTTTGGTGTCAAGGCACACTTGACCAAATTCGGAAGGTTTACGAGGCTCTAACGGCCTTTGGAGCGAAGGTCATTTTGGACCTTGACGACTATTGGGTGCTGGAATCGGGACACATCATGTATCGGCACTATTTGGACACCAAGTTGGACGAGCAAATCCGTGAACACATCCGCTTGGCGGACCATGTGACCACGACGACCGAACACCTCGCCCAAAAGATTCGCCTGCTGAACAAGAAGGTAACCATCCTGCCCAACGAACCGTACGAAGCGTATCAGCAGTATCAGGTTAATCCTGACACGGAGCCTGAGAAAGATAGGTTTAAGATTGGTTGGTTCGGAGGGGCGCAACACCAAGAGGACATCGCCTTGGTGGAACATT